GATCCAGTACAAAAAGAAACTGCAAAAGGAACAAAAGTAACCAGTTTTACCTTGCTTACAAATGATCAAGATACTACGACACAGTTTGATTGTTCTGTATGGGGCAATCGTGGTGATGTGATTGCAAACTATGTAAAAAAAGGAAATCAAATTACTGTTGTTGGTCGTGGCAAGTTAAAAACCTTTGAGAGAAGGGATGGAAGTGCTGGGGCATCTATTGAGATTAATGTTGATAATTTCACATTACCAGTAAGAAGCAGAGACTTTGAAGCGATTCCTGCCTAAGTTATTGGGGCATTAAGGTATTTCACAAAAAGAACTCTTAACCACAGCTAAGACTCAATAGTTAAGGGCGAGCTTTTTGTTCTATAACCACTTTATGTAAGTCCCCTTTTTATTTATGACAACAGCCGAAAAGATTGCCGCAGCAAAAAAACGTATTGCTGAATTAGAACGACTCATTAAATTATGGACACAAAAAAACTAATAGAAAACTACCAGCACCAACTTGCAGAACTGCAAAATCAATTCTGGTTTAATAATTTAGATATGAAAGAATATTGTGTTAGATATGATGCTATTAACAAACGAATCAATGAGTTAGAAAATGAAGCGAGAAGAACATCCATCTGGCAAAAAATTAAAATTTTTGCAAGAAAACAGAAGAAAAAACTTAGTAAGATTATTACTTGATATTGAACTTCGTGGGATAGATCACAAAATCCATATTACTAACGATTCAAGAGCAGACCTAACAGTAAATGATGGGAACTGGATCAATGACCATATCAGGACTGCTATTGTTAAACATAATTATGAAATCAATAAAATACCAAAACTACAAGTAAAAGATTTTTCAATTAAGGAAATTAAAGCTTACGAAAACTCAAAATGCCAATAGGACAGAAATTTAAAATCAATCAATCCGTAAAGAGGAATCATACAATTGGATATTCAGCCAGTAAATATAAACAGTATGTTGGAACGATAAAGGAAGCTCTGACAAGAAAGAACAAGCTTGGAGTTGCTCAGTATTATTACAAAGTTTTTTGGGAGGATGGAAGGTTATCTGAACACGCTCAACATAGTCTTAAATCTATCTAATAAAGTTTTTTTAGTTTTATACTTTTTCTTTCTAATTTTTTTTATATCTTTCATTTCCTGTACTGTAACTATCGCTTCAAGTTCTACAAGCCGACCAAGTAAAGATGCAAGAAATACATCTTGTTTCATTTGATGCCTTATAAGGTGAGTGCAATATCTTTTAATATTGTCGTATTCTTCACTTTTCATAATTTCCCTACACCTCATTTCAACTGAAAGCTGAAGTTCTGGAGGTGCTGGCTCAATTTCTATATTAAGAAATTTCTCTGGGTTCATTTTACTGGGAAGAGTTTTTCTTCAATCATCTTGACTATGGCATCATCCACATCATTATCTGATTTAGCCGCCAAATCTTTTAAGAGGGATAATGCTGCTTTGCGTAAAGATTCCGATTTTCCGAACTTAATGAAAAGATTTATAAGAAATTTTGACATTTGTTTATGTGTTCTTTTTCAAACATACCAAACATTATTGAATCTTGCCTTCAATGCGACTTACGGTTTCACTCAGTTTATTAAGTCTAAAATAAATATCTCTAATATCTCTTTCTCTTTTGTTGCTCATATTTGATAAAGTCATTGCTATTGCTGTAACTGCGGCTCCTATTAATGCTGCTTGTACCTCTGGCATTGCTATAATCCATAATTATCTCTATTATTGTAAATAAAAGCAGATTATGGCAGATAAAATAGCCGAAAAAGTGCAAATAGAAGATGAAAAGCCAGATTATCAAGAAAAAATTACTTTTTTAGTTTCTACAATTGCACAAGGTTTTATTTTAACTTGGTGTTTATTAGTTTTATCTCTTGGTTATGTAAAACTGCCTAATAAACTGTTTGGTTTGGATATTCCAGACCAGCCAAGAGTTGATAGCACTTTTGCTGCTGGTTTATTGGGTAACATCCTTGGTGGTTTAGGTATTAGTGTTAACGCTGCACAAGGAGCAAAAAAGAAAAAAAAAGAAAATGAAAACGGTGTGATTGGTGACTCTGGTGGTGGCACTCAAACCATTATAATTCGTCAACCAATTGAGCTTATAACGTCAAAACCAGACGTTGTTAAAGTTGACCCTACTAAATCAAAACCATGAAAAAATTTATTCCACTTTTATTTTTAGCTTTACCTTTACCAGCTTTTTGTGACATAACTCACTCAATCTCTAGCTCTGTAAAACTTGAAAGCCTATCCGCAGCAACTTCGGCTGACAAAATCGGGTCATCTTACAGTATTAGCGGCAACAACGTCACAACTGTAGATTCAAACTCAGCAGCAACCATCGGGGGATTTGGAACAACATCAAACGGAGTTCCTAGTATATCTTTCCCTTCAGCTAGTCAGGCCACTAGTGGAGAAGCCTTTTCATACAGCACTAGCTACCTAGAAGGTGACCAGACAAGTGGATCTGCGATTACAGTAGGAACAGTTGGTAATTTTAGTGATCTTACTTCCACAAGTGCTGGTTCAGTAGGCACAGCAGCCGTTTCCTTAGATAATCACACCATGACGCTAACAGGTGGCACAGGAACAGGGGTTGTTCTTACAGGTCAATTTGTTACAGATTTAACTGTTGATTAATGTGGAAATTATTTATATTTTTAGCTTTTTTATCGCCCTCTGTTAATGCTCAAGTTGTGGTTCCAAACTTTAATTCTGCGAGTAGCACTTCCAGAACCCAGACCCAAAATAATATTCAAGAAGTTATTAGGGAGATTCGTTATAACTCAGGTTATACCTACTCTGTCACAGGCTCAAACGTATCTTGTGGAAATTGTGAAACAATATCCATGCCAAATGCAACTGTCACCGAAACTGTAAATGGAACATCTTACGAATGGACAGGATTAGACCTACAGCAAAAACCGAATTGGGTTCAGCAAAATCAAGGACAGGCTTTTCAATTTTCGGAATTTTACAAAGGGCCATCTTTAGAAAGCGTCACCGATATAACAAGAACCATTACTTCAGAATCGGTCACAGATACAACAGTTATATTTTCTCAATAGCAGCCTTACTTATAGGACAGCCAGTATATGCAGATACTTCAGCCGTAGCGAATCCACAGGCCAGTACATCATCTTCAGTATCAAATTTTGCAACCCAAGTACTGGGTGGGCCATTTGTTGAAAACCACTATGGCAACGGCATCGTTTGTTCTGGGCCTCAGTTATCTATAAGCCCTTATGCCCAAACCAGTATCAATATAAAACGACCACAGGATTATGTTTACCACACTCCTGTTTATAACGAGGCTACAGATTCAGATGGCAACCTAACAAATGCTGGTGAGATTTTATATTTTAGAGAAAACTATAGTGGCAATAAAGATTCAACAGGTTTTTCTTTTGGTGTAGCTGCAACCTTTTCAATACCACTTGGAAATAAATTTCAAACAGCCTGTCTTAAAAGTGCTACAACGCAAGAAAAAATACAAAGGCAAATTTTATCTAAAGAAAGATTAAATTATGAATTGGCAAGGCTCAAAAATTGCGGTGAATTAAAAATTGCTGGTATCGAATATGCGAAAGATTCTCCTTATTACAAGCTCTGTGAAGATGTGATCGTAAAACCTAAGAAAGGGCAAGTTATACCACATTCTCACAAACTATACCCAGAAAGTAAAAAATAGCCCCTTCAGAATCGCCTGTAAACCGCCCCTAATCTTGCTTGCTTGTCTGAGTACCCTTTGATTTCAGACGTTTTATAATATTCTTTATAAGAGCTTTTACAGCCGAGGCTATCAAAGGACTTGAAGCCGCAGTAATAGCAATAATTGAAGTATTAACAAGCAAAGGAGTGCTAGGTATCCATTTTTCTCTAAATGTACTTTCTGTGAAGATTTCATAGCATATACGGCCATCCTCTGAGAGCTTATGACCGATTACTTTCTCTAATTTTAATTCATTAGCGTAGTTCCCAATCCTAAGATTTGTTTCATTTGGGCATTTTACAAAAAACTCTTTTTCTTTTTTTGGTGGGATTTTAACCTCTGGAAATTCTGGTACTATCGGATCATTTGCAGTAAAAGGTTTTTCTGGTTCTACAGGTGTGAATTTATCAGGGTTATATTCTAAAGGCTTTAGAGTTGGCACATCTAAAACAGGCCATGCAAGATTTGGTTTATCAATAATATCTAATGTCGTTGGATATATTTCCCATGATCTAATTTTAGGAATATATATTTCTTTAATTTGTATTTGTGAAATATTTATTTTTGGAATTTCCAATTACAAACCTATTTTTTTTGGTATAGCAAATGATTCACCTGTGGTTTTTGGTAAGGTGTTTTTCATCACATCAGGTAATTTTTTTTGCAAATCGCCCATTAGTTTGTTTTTTATCGTTCTTTCAAATTCTGGAGATTTTACATATCTATACGTCACAAAACCACCGCCCAAGATTCCCAGCATAAGGATCCCAGTTAAAATGGTAATAATGTCTAAAGCTTTTCTCATGGTTAAACAGGCAATACTGAAAGCGATTTCTCACACTCTCATTATATCTTTTTTATTAATTATTCCCACTCTTGGGCCGTTATATCTTATTGGTGGAATGATGACGAGACAGATGGCAGAGTCTAAGCGTTAGGATCTTCTGGATATTGTGTCATATTAAATTTTTCAAAGTTTCCGTCTTTGTCATAAATTGCACCATATAACGTAACTAAAGCTGCGGTATCAGCACAGTTATCAATCTCTGTTTCTCTAGTATTACAAGCAGTTCTCACCCCATCACGATAAGTTGTTATAGCACTTGGAATAGCAGTATCTTTTTCAGCTTTTCTTACAACGTACCAATCATATCTTGCTAATAAAGAACCAGCAGTAGCTTTTTCCTGTGCTTTCAATACTGATTTAACACCTTGTATTATCATCTGACTTCCATCAGAATTTTTTAATAAAATACCATCTTCATCCTTTGCATTTACATCATCAAGTGCTTTTGCAGTGCCATCACCCCAGTAAAATCTTGAGTCATATACTGGATCGTCTGCTACCTCTGTTATACCTATAGCTTCTTTCTCTGTCTTGGAAGCTAATCTAAGCCAGTTAGCAGGGTAATTTATATCGTTGTGACTGAATGCCACATCAACTGCTAATGGTTTGCCGTCTAGTTTAAATGCCATAGTTTTATTTTAGTGTATGCCCGTTTATCTAGCACGAGCATTTTTAAATGGAGCTTCCGCAAATGCTAAATAAATATATGTGTTCCCATTAGTATTTGTAAAACTACCATTATTTTTTATTTTAAAACCATTAGAAAGAAAATCTACACTACTTAAAGATGATGCTTCTGCGTCACTTGTATTAGCTTTTAAAGCTGCATCCACTACATTAAATGTTTCTATTGTCGCATCTTTTAAAATCCAATCCGTACTTCCCGAACTAGAATTTTTAATAAGAACCCAAGCTGGTCTGAAACCTGTAAAAACAAACGTGCCATCACTTGATCCGTTGCCGACATAGCTGCCAAATTTTGAATACGAGGAAACTTCGCTTAAACAGTACATTACATAATTATCACTACTATGATTTATTCCTAATAATCCACCAGATCCCGAATCTAATCTTATGGTCGTACTGGTAAATGTAGTTGGAGTTCCACCACCATTTGTTAATTCAGCACTTGTACTATTTAAAAACAATACTTTACCAGAAGTTAAGTTTGGATGATTTACAATAAAATCTCTTGAATCTGTGGTTCTATCCTTAATAATTGTTACTTGTGGAGTAACACTCAAACCATGTCCTAAAGTTGCTCCTCCTGTTCCATTACCTGTATAAGTAACAATAGAAAACCCTGCCGAAGCATTTACTTTTACTGTTGATTGAATAGACCCATCAAAATTACTTGACCCAAGAGTTGAGTTTGTATTAACCTGTCCTCCCATTCCAGAGTGATAATGACAGTAATAATATAAAGTTGGTGCTGATGCTGCAACAACAATTTTTAGTTGTCTTGTAGTAGCTGAAGCATAG